AAATGGTCATGGAGTACAATTTTCCTATCGAAGGGTACAACTACAAGTTGTCACCGTTGCAACCATTGGGAATTTGATTTAGATACCCTCAAAGACTTCCACAATCTTCCTGGAAAGATCGCTGATAGAGAAAAGATGCTTGACGGTTTGTGGCCAGGGAATGGATGTGAGTACTGTAAGAAGATTGAAGATGCTGGTGGTTCCAGTGAACGTACTGCTTGGATCAACAAAAAAGATTTGATACCGCCTGAGATTCTTGCTGGTGATATGAAAGCAACAAAGGTAACTCCTAGATTGCTAGAAGTTTACTTCACTAACGTATGTAACCAAGCATGTGTCTATTGTACTCCGCAATTCAGTTCTCAGATTGAAGCAGAATTGAGAAAGCATGGAAAAATACCAGCTAACCCTAGCTACATGAATCATCCTAGTATTGGCGACAACTACCCTCTGTATCTACAGAAATTTTGGGAGTGGATGGAAGAACACGGATCAGAACTATATGAGTTTCAGATTCTTGGCGGCGAACCACTGTACCAAAAAGAGTTTGAGCAATGTCTTAATTTCTTTGACAAACATCCAAATCCAAATCTCATTATGAGAATCTTTAGTAATCTAAAGCATGATGAAGAGAAGTTTAAAAAGAAGATTCAAAAAGTTAATGATCTTATTGCAAACAAAAAGATACGGGAGCTTCATATTGTTGCAAGCCAAGATTGTTGGGGACCTCAAGCAGAATACGCTAGGTACGGAATGAATCTAAAGAACTGGGAAGCTAATATCAGATATTGCCTGTCACAAGGCATTCCAGTTAATATCCATATGACAATCAGTGCATTGACTATTCCTACCCTAGGAGATTTCATAGATAAGATTTACAGTTTACGCAAAGAATACAAAGCAGGATTATGGATTAGTTCAAACACCATTGTTAACCCTGAATGTTTAGACCCGTATATCTTTGGTGACAAAATTGCATTCTACTTAGAAGATGTTCTTACTAAGCTAACTGACCCAAATGACAAACAGCAGAAAGAATGTTTAGAAGGCATTCTTGCAGGAATGAAGTCTAGTAAGGTAAACACAAAACAAGTAAATGACTTTAAAAATTATTTAGATGAGATTGACAAGAGGCGAAAAACCAATTGGCGAATCCTTTATCCTGTTATTAGTGATATAGCTGAGACAATAACCTTGCCAGTTGAAGAATCAATTCAATGCGTTAATCTTTGACAAGAGGAGTAAAACAACTTGTTTAATATTTTAATTTACAAAAAAGCCCAAGGCGACTTTTCTATTGGCATTCCTTGTCTTAATGACACTAATCAGCCCATCCCCAGGTGGAACGAATACTTAGATAAGTATGATCTTTTTAACTTTGTTGCGTTGAAAAAGAAAGTTGGGACAAGAAAGAAAATACCAAATACAAAATATATTGTATTCATTTCATATTATGGCCATTTTATAAGTAATACAGACTTTAAACCATTATATGATTGTCAACTTGGCGAATACATTGGTACTACTGATTCTAGACGCAGTGAGTTTTATATGCCTGATCGTGTTCGCACAGATAGTGAAAACGGTCTAGTTCATTGGGTCATTGATTATAATACAGAATGTAGTCAATTAGACCAAACAGACAACTTCAATCAAATTGATTTTAATAGAGTGTGCCAACTGCTACATACAGTACCTAATAACATTACACTTATTACAGGTGGCGAAACTGTATCAGAATTAGGTACTGCAACGCTTACATCGCCAGATAACTTGGGATACAATTGCATTACTGGACACGAATTATATAATTTTATTAATATACGAAAAGGTAACGACAATGACGAAGCACATAATACATATAGTAGTCAAAAAATAAGAAATATAATAAATGGAGAAAATTTAAAATATAAATCTTTATGTTATAATAGATTACCTAGACCCCATAGAACTATAATAGTGGCACACATTATAAAAAATAATTATCATGATGATTGTTTGTATAGTTTGGGTTTATCCCCTAATATGCCCAGATGGTTCACTGACGCTCCGTTTCCGCCTATTTCAAAGTTTCCAGAACTTTCAAATGAAATGAATCAGCTCCGGACTGGACCTGAAATATATCCGCATATAAGGGAAGGGGATGTAAGCCTAACAGTAAATCTTGCAGATACAATAGGCTGGGAACACGGATTAACTTCATACTTTCAGCTTGTTACAGAAACTACGCCTACTGCTAATAACATTCCATTTATTACAGAAAAGTCCATGAAGCCGTTTGCTATGCTACAACCGTTTGTGCAATACGGACCAAAAGACAATATAAAAGTTTTAAGGATGTACGGATATCAAATGTTTGATGATTGGATAGATCATAGTTATGATGATGAAGAAGACAACAGTAAACGGCTTCGTATGGTATTAACTGAATTTGACAGACTACAAAAAATACCAAAAGACATATGGTCAAAAATGTTACAAGAAATGTTAAGTCAGTTATTACATAATAATAAATTAGTAAAACGACCGCCAATATATGATTTTACTTCTCAGTTAATACCAATACTATCAAAGTTCATAAAGGCACCACAATGAAAAAATTAGTAGTAGCAGGATGTTCAGTTAGTGATTGGACACAGGTTGATAAAGCGTGGGGCGAATATGTTGCAAAACATCTAGGATTAGAATACATGCACTTAGCGGCAGGATGTGGCTCTAATTATAGAATGTGGCGCCTCTTAACAACACATATACGCAATGGCACTATTACTTCTGACGATACTGTATTAGTACAATATACTACATTAGAACGTACTGAATTTTGGTCAGCTCTTATTGATCGCCATTGGCATATACCCAATGTGCATTTGCGTGATTCTTACACTGAAGGTAGCATAATTAAATTTAAGACAGGCTCGCACGAATGGCATAGTGGCATTGAACGCAAGTTCATGAAAATGTACGAACGGTTTATCGGTATCGAGTTCGAACATGAAAAGTTTATTAATAATCACATTGCGTTTCAGTGTTTGGCAAAAGAATATAACATACATAATTTATACTTTGTAAAAGTAGGTAAGTATGGCTATAATGGAGAAGATGTTCATCCAACGATATCTAAATATAAAGATAATTTCTTAAATTACAACGATATATTTGATAATAAAAAATGGCATTTAAAAGGTGACCCTTTTCATTTAAGTGCTACGGGTCACACTATATTAGCAGATAGAGTTATTAAAGTAATAGAATCAAAATGAAAATAGGATTTATTGGTACAGGTAAGCTAGGCATGCCTTGTGCAGAAGCAATAGTAAGCAAAGGTCACAATGTTACAGGTTATGATGTTGCAAATCACACTAGTCATCAAGTAACAATGATGCCTACAATTGAGGATGCAGTAAAGGGTAGAGACATTGTATTTGTTGCAGTGCCTACTCCACACGATCCAGACTATGATGGCAACGCACCTACTGCACATCTAGCACCAAAAGACTTTAATTATGATATTGTGAAGGATGTACTAGTAGAAGCAAACAAGCACATGACACAAGATCAATTGCTTGTGCTTATTAGTACAGTATTACCAGGCACAACACGTAAGCAGTTTATTGACCTTGTTCCTAACACACGCTTTGTATATAATCCTTACTTGATTGCAATGGGTAGTGTAGCATGGGATATGGTTAATCCAGAGATGGTAATAATTGGCACTGAGGATGGAAGTGCTACAGGCGATGCAAAGCAACTTGTCGACTTTTATAAAACTATAATGGAAAATGATCCACGCTATGAGATAGGCACTTGGGACGAATGCGAGTGTATCAAAGTATTCTACAATACGTTTATTAGTGCTAAAATAGGTCTTGTAAACATGATTCAGGATGTAGCGCAACAACAGGGCAACATTAACGTAGATGTTGTTACAGGCGCTCTAGCGCAGTCTACGATGCGTATTATGGGTCCACAGTATATGAAAGCAGGCATAGGTGATGGAGGCGGATGTCACCCACGTGACAATATTGCACTACGCTATATGGCCGAAGAGTTAAATTTAGGATACGATTTATTTGACAGTATTATGAACGCTAGAGAAATACAAGCAAAGAATCTTGCACTAGAATTAGTGAAACATGCTAAAGAACATAATATGATAATTGTTATTCATGGTAAAGCATACAAGCCAAATGTAGGATACTGTGATGGTAGTTACAGTTTACTAATTGGTCATTACTGCGAAGAGCAACAATTTGAACCTGTGTATGTAGATCCACTAACAGGCGACGATTTTAACTCAGACGTGCCTTGTGTATTTTTATTAGCACACAGCGCCAGTACTACCTACAAGTATACCGGTAAAACTAGTGCAGACAAAATGTATTGCGATATACCTGATGGTAGCATAGTAGTCGACCCGTGGCGGCACTATGTAAATGAAAATTGTAAGGTAATTCATTACGGAAACACTAGACAATTAACTAAAAAGGTGTTATAATAAACTATGTATGATATTATTTTTATAAGTTATAATGAACCCGAAGCTGATGCTAACTGGGAACGTCTTACTGAAACATACTTCTGGGCTAAACGTGTACACGGTGTAACTGGAATTCATCAAGCTCACATACAAGGTGCTAAACTAGCTAACACAGAAATGGTCTGGTTTGTTGATGCAGATGCAATAGTAATGGATGACTTTGACTTTAGTTACGAACCTGATAAAGATAACCTAGACACAGTGCATGTATGGCGCAGTCAAAACCCAGTTAACGGGTTAGTGTATGGCAACGGCGGAATAAAACTATTCCCTCGTCAGCTTACTATTGACATGGATTTGTCACAGCCTGATATGACAACTAGTATAACGCACAAATTTAAAGTAATGCACGAAATCGCAAACATTACAGCATTTAATACTAATCCGTTTAGTACATGGCGTAGTGCATTTAGAGAATGTGCAAAATTAAGCAGTAAAGTAATTGATCGGCAAAAAAATGAAGAAACAGATAGTAGACTGGATACGTGGTGTACCGTTGGGCGTGAAAACTTATTTGGTGACTATGCTATTCGTGGTTCCATTGCTGGGCGTAAGTATGGCGCTACTCATCAAGGCGATACTGCCGCTTTAAGA